TCACACGCCGGATAGTTCCTCGGGATCGGATCTCCGTTCCTCGCGCGGTGCACGCACTCCGATGCTCCGGTCAGACGGTCGTAGATCGCATACGGGGCGACCATTACCCGATTCGGATGGTTCGAGAGTGCAGCGATCGCAAACTCTCGGCGCTCGTCGGATGCTAGGGCCACGTCCCATTCGAGCATGCAGAACCCGGGCTCGTCCGTGAGAGGGAGATCGCCAGTCCGATAGTCGTACGCTTCGATCTCTATTCTCGGGAGGTTGTCGAACACTTGCGCTCGGGACGGTGGCGGGTTACGGGGCCATGATCGGTACCAACGCACTTCGGTCATCGCTTCCTCCGTTGTGATCGGCGTTGTGCCATCCGGACACGGGACCGGTGGTACACGCCGACCATACGGGACCCGGTAGCGGTGACGCATGGCATCCCACCCGTAGCGCCGCACGTTGGGCATCGGACGTAGATCGTCGTCGTGTCGGTAGGCACTCCCCTATGCTACCGCCTATGTGGAATCCGATCAGGCGACAGGTCGACGAGCTACGAAGCGGGGCCGCTATGGGCCGCGCGCTCGTCGATCAGATGACGAGTCGTGCGCTCGAAGCGTTCTGGCGGATCGTCGTCGTCGCTGGCGTGATCGGGTTCGCTGTTGGAACCATCGTGGGAGGTATCGCAACGTGGCTGATGACGACGTGACGGCCGTGAAGATCCCGAACGGGACAAGTCCGTCCGAGGATGCTCCGTGGGGCTACAAGGATGACGGGACGCCCTACAAGGTCGACCCGGCTCGGTATCGGAAGCGGGATGCGAAGCGCCGCGGGTCGACCTCGAAGTCGAAGGCGGCCACGAGCAAGCGGAAGGGCTCTCCGTACAAGCAAGACGTGCTCGGGCTGATCCAGCTTGTCGCTGCTCCCGTGTTCGTGATCGGGATGCGGGATGACACGTTTGCGGCCGATGCGGTGGCGATCGACATGCACGCAGAGCCGATCGCTGATGCGTGCGCTCAGATCGCAGAGAAGAACGAGCGATTCGCTCGGGCTCTCGACAAGCTGGCTGAGGTCGGCCCATACGGCGCTCTGATCGCCGCTGTGGCTCCGCTGGCGTTCCAGGTGGCAGCGAACCACGGTCTCGTGCCTGTGGGGCTGATGGGGGCGAAGGACCCGAACGACCTCGCGACGGTTCTCCGTGGCGACGTTGAGCGGATGCAAGCAGACATGACCGCCGATTTCCCGGGGCCGGCTGATCCGACAGAGCCGCAGGCGTACACGCCGGGCAACGCCTACGGGCCGGGCGGCGTCAGCTACGGACAACAGGGCGTCGGCTGATGCTGCGATCTGAGACGATCGATCGAATACGGAAGGCGTCGATCTCGCTCGACCATGCTGTAGCGAGTCTCCACGCTGACGAGCAGCACGACCCGCACGCCGGAGATCTACGGGATCTCGCTCGTGACGCCGATTGCCTGTGGCGAGAGGCCGAGTTCAAGGCGGTCAACGGATGACCGGGCAGGCATACAAGCCGCCTCGGGACCCGTGGTGGGTTTGGGCGATCTCGGCTGTGGCTGTGGCAGCCGTGTTCCTCGCGGTGCGGTGGGCGCTGCTCACCTACGTGTTCTCGTAGCCTTCCGCCATGGCACGCCCGCGGCTCTCCGACGACTCTCCCGAGTACGTCGCTCTGATCCCTCGTGACGCCTTCCTACGACGGTACTGGTCGTACGAGGAAGGCGAGCACGTCACGATCATTGGGGCGACTGGCTCCGGTAAAACCTTCCTCGGGTTTCAGCTACTAGGAGCGACGATCTCGAAGGATCTCCCGGGCGTCGTGCTCGTGATGAAGCCGCGGGATGCCACGGTGACGAAATGGGCGAACAAGCTCAACCTGAAGCGGGTCAAGTCGTGGCCGCCGCCGTACGTCCGCCGGAAGGTTGACGCTCCCCGCGGGTGGGTGCTGTGGCCGCCGCTCGGGGACTACGACCGTGACGACGAGACATTGCGCCGCGAGTTCGATCGATGCTTCCGGGAGAGCTACACGCAAGCGGCCGGGCGGAACCCGGAACCGCGGGTGATCTTCGCTGACGAGGTCGTCGGGATCTCGAAGGATCTCGGGCTAGAGAACGGTCTCAAACGGCTGTGGATGCGGGGTCGTTCGTTGGGCATCGGCGTGTGGGCCGCTACACAGCGGCCGTTCGATGCCCCGCTGCTCGCCTACCAGGCGCCGACGCATGTGTTCCTCGGATTGGAACCTGACGAGCGGAACCGTCAACGGCTCGGGGAGATCTCCGGCTACGACTCGGCGCTGATCCGGACGATCGTCGACCCGGCCGCGGGCGTCATGTCGAAGCATCAATTTCTGTACCTCGGTCGTGATGAGCAGACCATGGCGATCGTCGACAGGTAGTCTGCCGCTCGAGGTTTCCCACCATTCCGGTAGGAAAGGTGGGGAGAGGTAAGATCCGCTCGAACACGGTCCGGCGCCTACCACGGACAGACCGACCACCATGGAGGAACCGTGGCACGCCGACAGATGACCGCACAGCCCGCGGCGGCCCGCACGAACGGAGCCGGCGGCGGGGATCGTCAGGCGCCGCAGGTCGTGCGGCCGTTCGTTGCCGGGACCCGGCGCACAGACGAGCCGATCTACGACCAGACGTTGACCATGACGTCAAGCGCGCAGGACTTCCCTTCGCTCGAAGTCGATCCGAACGGCTACTTCGCCGGGATCTGGCTGCTCGTCGAGGGAACGACCTCGGGCGTGACGAACACCGCGGTCGGGGACGAGGATGCCCCGTTCAACGTGCTCGACCTCGTCAACTTCCAGGACACCAACTCGCAGCCGCTCGTCGGCCCGATGAACGGGTACGACCTGTACCTGGCGGACAAGTACGGCGGTTACGCCTTCCAGGGCGATGCCAAGGCGTCCCCGATCTTCAACTTCGACGAGGCGTCGGGTAGCGACTCGGGCTCGTTCACGTTCGCTCTGTGGATTCCGGGCGAGTTGGTCCGCCGTGACGCTCTCGGGTCCCTGCCGAACAAGTCGGCATCGTCGACCTTCAGTCTCAACCTGCGGCTCGCGGCGAGCACGACGGTCTACAGCACGGTCCCGTCGTCGCTTCCCTCGGTCCGAGTGCGGGCGCTGCTCGAAGGCTGGCAGGACCCGAACGCGGTCGACATCAGAGGCAACGCTGTCAACCCGAACCCGCCCGGCGTGCAGACCACGCAGTACTGGCACAAGCAGAGCTACACGCTCTCGTCCGGTGCGCTCAACCAACGCCTGCTCGGGATCGACTCGCTCGTTCGAGCTCTGATCTTCGTCGCTCGTGACGAGAACGGCTCGCGGTCGCAGGGCGATACCGAGTTCCCCGACCCGTTCACGCTGCTCTACGAAACGGCGCAGATCGTGAACCGTGGCCGCACGCTGTGGCGTCACTTCCTGGCGACGCACTTCGGCTACACGGCGGCCGCCGAAGCAGCGAACGGCCGGGACAACGGCGTGTATCCGCTGTGGTTCAACCAGGACTTCGGACTCAAGCCGGGGGCAGAGACCCGCCTCGGCTACCTGCCCGTGTCGTCGGCAACGAACCTCGTCGCCTCTGGCACGATCGGCGGGTCTGGTGCGAACGCCTACACGGTGCTCGTCAACAAGGTCGTGCCCGCCGGCGGCGATCCGCTGCAACTCACGGGCGGTATGTGACCCGTGGCGGATCTCGGCGCTCTGGCGCTCTCCGCCATTCTGGAAGCCGACCGCCTTGGTCGGCTCTCCGACAAGACCCGCGGCCGGATCGTCGACACTCTCGACGACCACGCGGCCGCCCGGGTCGTCAACGTTCCCGACGCCGATGATCCCTCCGCCGGGGAGTCGTCATCGCAGGGGGCAGCCGGTACGAGCGGTGGCGACCCGGGCAAGACCTCGAAGTCGAAGGCGTCGAAGTCCGGCGCCGTGAACAAGGGAGCCTGATCGATGCGATTCCTCCGCCCTTACAGCACCCTCGCGGTCGGCGTCGTGCTCGGCGTCGTCGTGTGGCCCATGGTCCGGTCGCGCGTCGGCGCTCCCGGCGCCTGAACCCGGTCTGACCCGTGGCGAGACGTGGCGTCGGGATCTCCGGCGCCGCTCTCGCGTTCGTCGCAGCCGGAGCCTGGCTGATGTACGTAGGCGTGCGAGACGTGGCGCCGGTCGAAGGGCTCCGGGAGATCCTTCGGGGCCAGGCGCCCACGGGGCGTGCATCCCGGGTCGAGGTCAAGCGGCTCGGGGCGAGTGCGCTCAACGCCGCCGTATCAGCCGGGCAGCGGTCCGGGTCGATCGTGAAGGTCGCAGGGACCCGGATCGAAGTCGATTCGTCGATCGCCTCGAACGTGGCTCAACTCGTTAAGGCGGCCCGCGGCGCCGGGATCGCTCTCGACGGGTCCGGGTGGCGGTCGTCGCTCCGCCAGGCGCAGCTACGAATCGCGAACGGCTGTACGTGCTCGGACTCGTCGAAGTGCTGCAACCCGCCCACGGCGCCGGTCGGAAAGTCGCAGCACGAGGTCGGACTTGCGATCGACTTCACGGTCAACGGTCAGACGGTCAAGTCGAACACAGCCGCCTACCGGTGGCTCGTCGAGAACGCCGGGCGCTACGGACTTCGGAATCTGCCAGGCGAACCCTGGCACTGGTCGACGACGGGAAGGTGAGATGGCTACGAGCACGGGGCCGATCGTCACGCTCGGGTTGATCACGTGGGCTAACGGCGCTGTGATTCAGCCGAAGGCGGGTCAGAACACGCTCGCTTTCTCGGCGCGTGTGGCGGTCGGGACCGGGATCGCCGCAGGTGGGCTGTCCCTCGTCGAACGTGCTTCGCCGGAGCTAGCCCGCGGCGTGGCGTGGGTGGCGCTCGTGACCGCACTGTTCACACGGATCGGCGGACGCCGGTCTCCGATCGACAATCTCTTACGCTGGTGGAACGAGGGAGAGAGGTAGAACCATGGAAGGTGTCCAGAGAGTCGCACTCGCGATCGTGAGCGTCGCCATGCTGACGACGCTGGTGCTCCCGGGTCGACAGACGCCACAGGTGTTCCGGGCCGCTGGTGACGTGTTCTCCGGTGGTCTCCGGGCTGCGATGGGTCGCTGACGTGCCGCTCTCCGGAGCGTTCCTGCGAGCCAAGCGGGTCCCTGATCCGAATCAGGCGACCTTGCATCAGGCGGACCCGACGCACTTCGAGTACGGGGCTGGCGAGGAGGCGGACACAGAGCCGCCCGTGTGGGAAGCGCCGCCCTACCACGAGACCGCTCCCGCCCGTCCCGTGCTCGGGTTCGAGTGGATCGCGAACACGCCAGGCGTCACGTTCCCGGAGCCGGGCGGGCACGACCAGGCGCCCGGCCGGTCCCACGATGACGGTGGGATCGCATCGAGGAATCTCGAACCGGCCGTGCAGTGGCAGCACTCGGACGAGCGGTACGAGTCCGACTCGTTCGACGGTCTGCCCGGGTCTGTGTCGACGCTCCCGCACGAGGTCCACGCTCGCGGTCTCAACGCCGAAGGTCAGAACAACCCGTCCGACGAGGCGTACGGCGGCGAAGGGTTCCGCCGCGGGCGCTACACGTGGTGGAACGTGCAACGGCGATTCTCTCCGCCGTGGCGGGTCCACGACCGTCGCATGGTGGGTGCGTGGACCGCGACGCAGATCGGAGACGCCACGCCGCCAGAGAACGCCGGACCGTACAACTCCCCGTTCTCGTCGCTCGCTCGGGCGCGCCGGAACCTCTACGCCCGTCCGCAGATGCGTCGCATCCCTCCCGGGTTCGATGACGCTGTGGTGACGGACGGCTCGGAGTCGATCGCTGCGGGTCCGCCGCCGCTGATCGGCGGACAGTGGGTGGCAGGCTGATGGCCGCGGTAGTGAAGATCCCGGTCGTCGGGAAGGTCGATCAGCGGCTCGTCTACGCGGGCGGGGCCGCGGTCGTCGGGATCGTCGGCTACGCCTGGTGGTCTGGTGCCGGGCAGGCAGAGCCGGCGCTTGTCGGAGTGCCGGAAACGGACTTCGAGCCTCCGACCGTGGTCGACTCGAACATCGGTGGTGGCGGTCTCGACGAGCCGACGCCAGGTCTCCCGCAAACGAACGTGGAATGGCTCACGATGGCCCGCGAGACCGGCGCCGCTCTCGGGTTCTCGCAGACGTTGCTTGACGCTGCGTTGCCGAAGTACCTCGGGAAGCAGCCGATCTCGCCTACCGAGGCGGCCGCCGTAGCGGCGATTATCGCCATCCTCGGGTCGCCTCCGTCCGGGTCGTTCCCGCTGATTCCGACGCTCCCGCCTACGCCGCCGCCGCACGAGCCGCCCACGACTGAGCCGAAGGCGAAGCCGGGGCCGATTCGGAGCCTGCGGGCTGCGGCTGTGACCCGGACCCGGATCGACTGGCAGTGGGCTCGAGACCCGAACGCTACGCACTACAAGGTGCTTGTGATCATCGGTCCCGGGAACAAGGTCATCCGGAACACGGTCGTATGGGCACGTAGCGGACCGGCGTCGCCTGCTGTCACTCCCCGATATCTGTTGACGGGCGCTGCGCCCGGGAAGCCGTACCGGATCATGGTCCGGGCCGAACGGTCCGGCGTCGGTACGGGACCCTACGCATCCATCGTGAGCCGAACGGCTCGGTAAGAGAGGAACGGACAATGGCACTTCGACCCGAAATGGCCCTAGGTGGCGGGCTGGCGTCCGCCGCTCTCGCGGTGGCTCTCTACGCCCGCGCGCTTCCGCCCAACGCTGACCTCCGGGTCGTGGAGACCGGAGACGACGACGCCGAGGCGGCCCGGAAGCAGGCTCTGTGGACCTCTGTGGCGGTCGTGGCTGGCGTCTCTCTGCTGGCGAAGGACAAGACCGTGTTCGTCACAGGCGGTCTCGTGATCCTGGCGTTGGATTGGAACGCCCGACACGCGATTTGGGTGAACCCGCTCACGGGTACCGCCGCTTCGCCCCGCCGGGACGATCAGGTTGTGCCCACGCAGGCGGACAACCCGGGCGCCTACGGTCCGGGGACGCTCGCTGCTGTCCCCTGATGGGCTGTCACGCCTGCCGTAGTGCTCCCGGGTACCACAAGGCGCCCGGGAGCCTCACGGACGCTCTGCGGGCAATCTGGCGCCTGATCCGGGCACGCTGACGCTATGCCTCGCACGCACTCGCACGCCGAGATCGCCGCTCTCGCTCGCAGCCGCGGGCTATCCGCCGGCGCGGCCGAAGGCATGGCGCACGTGGCGGAGTGCGAGTCAGGCGGAGACGCCGGGATCGTCCACCAGAACACGAACGGGACCACCGATACGGGGCTGTGGCAGATCAACTCGGTCCACACTCGGGATCATCCGTCGTGGACGGTCGCATGGCTGAAGGTCCCCGCGAACAACGCCGCCGCCATGAAGACTCTCTACGACACGTCGAGGGGCGTCGAACACTGGAAGGCGTCGATCGGATGTTGGCTCCCCAAGATCTCGTCGAACGCTCTCGGGTCGACGCTGCGGGACCCGCTCGGCGTGCTCGGAGCGGCCGTCTCGGACCCGGGCGGAGTCGTATCCGGCGTGGCGGACGCCCTTAACCCTCTCGACGACATCGCCGCACTCGCAGAGCCGTTCGTCGAATTCGTCGGCTGGCTCACAGACCCGAACACGTGGAAGCGGGCCGCTCTCGTGATCGCCGGAGGCGGGATCGTGCTCGTCGGCGTAGCGGTCGTGGCTCGGGGAACCGAGGTCGGACAGACCGTAGAGTCAGCGGCCAAGACCGCCGCCACCCGCGGCGCAGCGAAGTAGGGAGACGCCAGTGCCACGATTCCTGAAGGCGCAAGCGCACAGCCGTCACGCCACCGACAGAGAGGTCGACGCTCGGGAGGTCGACGCCGCGGAGCTCGTGGACGATGACGGGTCATACGACGTTCCCGATCTCGACACGGTTCTGCAGCGTGACTCGTCAGAGGTCGACCCGGGTCGGGTGGTGGTTCCGGTGCGGCTCGTCGGGTCCATCCCGGTCCCGGTCGACAACATTCCCCTTCGACTCGGAGGGATCGGGACCCGGAACCTGACGACGACGCCCGTGCAAATCGTCCCCGATGATCTCCGCCGTGGCGCGCTCGTGCTCGTGTGCTCGGCGTCGGTCCGAATCGCTCGAACGCAAGCCGAGGCTGATGACGCTTCGACCTCGTTTCTGCTCTCGTCGTCGTTCGGACCGTGGCGGTTCCATTTCGTCGACGGGATTTGGGCGCGAGCGGTGACCGGTACAGCGACGCTCGGGTTCGTGGTCGAGTCGTGGGCACGCTGAACGAGGACTCGCCACCTCTCGACACGGTCCGCCAGGCGGACGAGCACGACCCATGGCGTGTGGCAGTCGATCTCGTCGAGTCAGAGCCGGTCCCGCTCGAAATGCTCCCGATGCGAATCGGAGTCACGGCGCAGATCTTGCTCGCACCCGGCGCGCGTCCGGTCAAGATCCTCAGCGCCGACCCGAGACGTGCTTTCGTGACCATGCACGGACCGATTTCGATTTCGGACGTCCGCATCGGTCGGACCCGTGAGGAGTGCGAGGAAGTCTCGACCACGATCTCGGGTGGGATACTGATCTACCGCATAACGCACTCGGGCGAGCTATGGGCGAGGAATACCCACGTGTCCGAAACCCACGCGTTGAACGTGCTCACGGAGAACTGGTCGCAGTGAGCCTTGTTGTCGACGATCTTCCGAGACGGTCGGAGCACTCGGGCGTGGTCCCCGCCTCGGGGACGCTCGGCATAGAGATCCGCCCGACCGGGCTGGTTGCCTGGCAGGTCGAACAAGTCACGATCGACATGCCCACGGCGCCGGTAGGGGCGACGGCTCGACTGCTCGTGAACGATCGGCTCGTAACGCCGATGATCCCTAGCGGTGACGCCGCGGGCGGAGACCCGCCGCTCCCGTTGTTTCCGGGTGACACGATGCTCGTCGAGTGGCAGGGGGCAACGGCGGGCGAGCAAGGGCGGGTGCTGATGATCTACCGCCAGGCGGGTTATCGCAGATGAGGTCGGCGTTCGCTGCGTTCCTCCGAGGGTTCGTGCTCCCGTTCGGGGCGACCGGTCAGCGGATCGTGTTCGATGGCGACAACGGCCGCATCGATGTCTACAACAATGCGAATCAGCTAATCGGGCGCTTCGGTCCGGTCGGTAACGCAATGTTCGTCTCGGTCGCAGATCCGGGCGGAGCACGAGCGGTCCTGGCCGCTGGCAGCGGTTCGAGTCAGCTACTACTCGACCCGCCGGACTGGTCGGGTCACACGATCGTCACTGGCACGCTTCAGGGCGACATCGACACGGGGACCGGGCAGCCGTTCATCGTGATCGGCTCACCTACCGTGGACGGTGGCGACGACCTCCGAATGTTCCTGTTCGGGGAGACGACCGGTGGCGACCGTCCGGCGCTCTACATCGATGGTGGGAGCGGTCTCCCCGCCGATCTACTGCTCAACGGCCGGTCGATGCCTCGGGGCTGGCTGACAACTCTCTCGTCTACCGGGGCGTCGCCTGCGCTCGCAGCGATCGGCGGCGTGCAGACCTTGCCCGGGACCTCGTACACGATCACGAACAACTCGGGGATGACCCGGCGCTACAAGGTGACGATCTCGGCACGGTTCAACAGCGCGGTAGCCGCGGGGCTCTACCGACCTCACGTCACGAACGGAGCCACGACCGCGCTCGGTCCCGGCACAGCGGCCGTGCGATCTCAGGGCGTGGGCGGACCGTTCCAAGTCGGATCGCACGACATCTACGTGCTGACCGTGGCTGACGGAGCGACGCAAACCGTAGGCGCCGGAGGTCTCCGGGCTTCCGCCGGAGCGGCCACCGATGTGATCACGACCGGAGACCTCACGGTCGAAGACATAGGGCCGCTGTAAGATCCCTGCCATGCCTGCCGACAACGAACCGCGCTGGTGGCTCGAACCGCTCCCCGAGGGGGCCGGTGAGGAACACGCTCACGACTTCGATCACGACGACGAACCTCCCTTGGTCGACCAAGACAACGGAGGCGACACCGATGGCGCATAGCTCGTTCGGGACCGGCTGGCCCAACTGTCAGCCATCGAAGATGGTCGTGCTCCGCCGGGCGGACGGGTTCGCTCGGTCATTCCATCGTGACATCGTGGATCTCATCGCGATCTGTATCGACGTGACCGAAGCACTCGGGTACGACGTGGAACCTTGGCAATCATGGGGCTACTCGTGCCGGGCGGTCGCGGGCACGTCGTCTCCCTCGAACCATTCGTGGGGGACCGCAATCGATGTCAACGCCGTGAACAACCCGCGGCGTGCCGATCGTCGCTTCCAGTCGAACCTACCGACTCGGGTCGTGTCGTTCTGGAAGGGCGTCGGGTTCCGGTGGGGAGGCGACTGGAATTGGCCCGATCCGATGCACTTCGACTGGCCGGGGACCGCGGCGCAAGCGCGCCAGAAAGCGACGGACCTGCGCCGCTACTTCGCAGCGTTGGGAGGCAACTCGCCGCCGCCGCCGAGACCGCTCCCGCCGCCTACCACCTCGGAGGACTACAACGTGCCCGCCACGATAAAGATCGGTTCAACCAACGCTTCAGCCGTCCGGAAGCTGCAAGGGTTGCTCGTCGCTCACACGTACGCCTTGTCTGGCTCCCGCTGTGGCGTCGATGGTGCCTTCGGGCGGTCGACGGATGGGACCGTGCGGTCCTTCCAGCGATCGCATGGTCTGGCCGCCGATGGCGTGGTAGGCCCGAAGACGTGGCGGGCGCTGATCGAACGATGAGGCGGGTCCCACCCGTCCCACCCGACCACAAAGCGGACCTGGCCACCATCGGGGGTGACGTCACGCTCGGGGAAGTGCAACGGACGTTGGCCCGGATCGAAGTCCGCATGGATCAGATCGTCGCGGACCACGAACACCGCCTGCGCCGGGTAGAGCGGTGGGTCTACATGCTCCCGCCCGCCGTTCTGATGGCGGCCGGGTCAGTCATCATCGCTGTCATACGTGGAGGTCCCTGAACATGGAAACACTCAACCGAATCGCCGGGCTGCTCACCGCGGCCGTTACGTGGATCTACGCACTCGCGGTCGGTCTCTCGGCTGCGGCCGGGGAGATCTCCGAGGTCGCACCCGAGGGTTCCGAAACCGTCGTCGCGTGGATCACTCGGGCAGCCGTGTGGCTGCTCGCTGCGTGGCAGACCGTGCGTCGAGTGACGCCCGTGCTCCCCGCCGAACGCGGGCTGCTCCCGGTCATCGATCGACGGGAGACGTTCTGACCATGGCCAAGCGCAAGCGCGAGGATGCGGCCACGCTCGGAGATCTCGAAGATCTCGGAGAGGCGATCAAGACCGGGTTCCACGAGGCGTTCGGGAAGTCCGGGAAGGGCAAGACTGCGCCCAAGCCGAAGGCGAACGACGACGACGCCGACGACGACGACGACGACGACGATGATGATGACGATCACGCTTCCCCGTGGTCGCTCTCGAAGGCGTGGTTCGGGGAACACTGACGCTCCGGCGTGAAGGTCGATCCGCCCGCGGCTGACTCGGTAGGCCGGTCGCGGGCGGGTCACCCACCCGACAGGTAGCGTTTGGGTCCTATGAGATCTCTCCTCGCGATCATGCTCACGCTCGGTCTCGGTAGCGCCGTTCTCGTCGGAGACGCCGCGGTCAACCCCGAACCCGCCGCAGCGCACACGCAATCGACCGTTGACGCCGTCTGTCTGTGGATCGAAGTCGACACGTTCGGCCCGAACCCGAACGGGATCGCAGAGAAGTCGCTGCCCCGCCACTGGTGGGGCCGCCACCAGGCGGATTGCTGCTTCTGGTCCAGCGGTAGCAACTACGCCGAGGTCTTGTACGACATCGGCAACGGCAGCACAGCGTGGCTCACACCGTTTGCATGGTGCGCGTGGGCGGCCGCTACGAACGACCACGACTGATCGCCCACCTTTCCTACCGGAATGGTGGGAAAGCTCGAGCAGTACTCTCAACGCCTGGCTTGAGAGTCTTGACAGGCGTGAGACGTTGGCGCCGGGCACGACGTGTGCCCGGCAACCAGGGGAGTGACCATGACCACCATCCACGAGGCCGAAGAGGCCGAATTCACCCGCGGCCCCCGCCTGTGGGATGCAGATCCGGACGTGTGCTGCGCTGCCTTCCAGCTAGGCGCCTGCGTCCACACCGAGGCCGCCGCCTACCAGCACGACGACGAGGTTCGCCCCGGGCGCTGATCGTTGCGAGACGACCGTTCCGGGCCGCCTCCCCGCGGTCCGGACCGTGTCGCCTCGTCACGGTGGCGAGGGATCAGACCAGGGAGGCAGCATGGCTGCACGCAAGACCAACGCCGAGACCGCTGAGGCGGCTGAGGCGACGACCGTCAACGTGGGGGTGGCTGACACGCCCGCTCCCACCGAGACCGTCGTGACCGAGATCCCCGCAGGCGCGGGCTTCGACGATCTGCTCTCGGACGTTTCCCGGAGCGTGGTGACGTGGATTCCCGCAGGCGAGGGGTCGAAGATCGCCGGGCTCGTGAAGTCGCGAGAGCAGATCACAACGGAGCCGGAGCCGGGCCGGAAGGTCACGGCCGAGGTCACCGTTCTGGACGTGGACCTGTCCGACTCGTCGAAGCCGCTCGTGCGGGTGGCGTGGTTGGGCGTGGTGCTCGAAACCGCGGTGCGGCGTCACGACCCGCAGCCGGGCGACGTGGTCGCTCTGCGCCAAGCGGGGACGGTCGACACGGGCCGCCCGCGGCGGGACGGGACGCCGGGCACCGAGACGTACGCCGACTGGCGGGTGGTTGTCCGCAAGGCGCCACTGTCGTGACCGTGCTCACGATCGACCCGGGCGGAACGTCGAGTGATCTTGGCGGGTCGATCCCGTCCGAGGTCGACGAGCGCGAACCCGGCCGCTGGCTCGTGTTCGGGCCGACGTTCGTGTTCGCTGTCCGGGCGGACACGGTCGACCGGGCGATGGCGCTCGTGCTCGTGCGTCTCGGCTACGCCCGGCGCCCGTGGCTGGCTGACAACCTGTGCGCCCGTCAGGCGTCCCGGGCCGAACATGCGGCGATCGTCACCCGACGTCGCTGCACGGCGCTGCACATCACACGCTCGAACCGAGATCTCGTGGAGATCGCCGCTCTCGGCATCCACGGGCGGGACGTGCGATCGGCCCGGGACAAGCTGGGTCTGACAGACGGCGCCCGACCGGGTTCGGAACGTCCCTCGGCAACACGTGCTCGCCGGGCACGACGCCCGGAGCAACGCCGATGAGCCGGGTTCTGGCGTCCGTGTGGGCGGCCGTACGTGATCCGGTCGTGTGGCGCCTGGCGGTCAGCGTTGGGCTGCTCGTGGCGTCACTGGCACTGGCGTACGTGCCGGGGCTGGCCGCTGACGAGCAGCCGACACGGACCCGCAGCGTCCAGCTTCAGCCGTAGGAAATGAGAGAGCCGCAGGGACCGAGGTTCCTGCGGCTCTCTCTCGACCAGAGGTAAGGTCGGCGTCATGACCAACGCAGAAACAGAGTACCCGCAACCCGATCGTCACACACGGATAACCGCGGGCGGGACCGTGGAAACTCTCGAAGTGTGCTCGGGGTGCGGCTCCGAATTCTGGACGGACAACCCGCGGCGTCAACGGTGCAAGCGCAACTGCGGCCGCAAACGGTCGAGTGCCAACGCTCACGCCGCCCGGTCGGCCGTTCGAGCGGAACACGCCGTGGAATTCGTCGGCGTCGATGGCGAAGGCGTCGACCGACCGGACGGAGCGCACGAGTACGTGCTGCTCTCGGTCGGAGACCGGAGCCTGTCGCACTCGGGCCGGCGCCTGACCACGGACGAGATCTTCGCCTTCCTGTGGGAGTGCCACCGCGAGCGCCCCGGCGCTGCGTTCGTCGGATTCTTCCTCGGATACGACTTCGCACACTGGCTGCGGGACCTACCCGACGAACGAGCGCGGATGCTGCTGCTCGCAGAGGGGATGGCGGCCCGGCGCCCGAAGTCAGGCATCCGGGCACGTAACCCGGTCCCGTTCCCGGTGCGGTGGGGGCGATGGGAGTTCGACATGCTCCCCAACCTGAAGCGGTTCAAGCTGCGGCCGGAAGGCGAGTCCGGGTGGCTGTACGTGTGCGACACCGGGTCGATGTTCCAGACCTCGTTCCTACGAGCGATCGACCCGGGCGACTGGACGGACCCGGTCTGCACGCCCGACGAATTCGAGACCATCCGGGAAGGCAAGGCGACCCGAGGCGAGACCGTCGACTACGGCCGCCCGGTCGAGTCAAGCATGGTGCTCTACAACACGGCGGAGAACCGGCTACTTGCCCGGCTGATGGAACGTCAGAACGCCGGTCTCGTCGACATGGGCGTGCGCCTGTCCCGCACGCAGTGGCACGGTCCCGGGCAGGCTGCACAAGCGTGGCTGAAGCTCGCGGCGGTCGAACACGTGGGCGCCGCCTGTCTGGCCGCAGGAGAGCTCGAAGCGTTCGACGCCGCCAGGCGGAGCTACTTCGGCGGGTGGTTCGAGATCACGGCGCACGGTCCGGTGCCGGGCGACACGTTCGAGTACGACATCAACTCCGCCTACCCGGCTGTGATCGCCTCGCTCCCGTGCCTGCTACACGGCCGGTGGGTTCACAAGACCGGGCGGCCTCGCACCAGGCGCCCACATCGGCTCGTGTACGCCGCTGTGAGCGGCTCCGACCCGGTGTTGGGTGCGATGACCCACCGAACCGCCTCCGGAGGCGTTCTGCGGCCACACAGGACCCGTGGATGGTTCTGGCAGCACGAGCTAGAGGCAGCCCGGCGCGCGGGGCTCGTCGACCGGGTCCGGTGGCACGAGTCGTGGACCTACGAGCCATGCGACTGCCCGCCGCCGTTCGAGGCGATCCGAGATCTCTACGATGTGCGGCTACGGGCCGGGAAGCGGTCTCCGCTGGGGAAGGCGGCGAAGCTGGTCTACAACTCGACGTACGGGAAGATGGCGCAGAGCATCGGGGACCCGCTATATGGCAACCCGGTCTACGCCAGTCTGATCACGGCCGGGTGCCGGACAATGATCCTCGAAGCGATCGCCTCGCACCCGGAGCGATCTCGGGCGGTCGTCATGGTGGCAACGGACGGTATCTACTTCACGGCTCCACATCCGGCGCTAGATATCGACTCAACCCGTCTCGGGGCGTGGGACGAGGGACGCAAGCACGACCTGTCGCTATTCAAGCCGGGCGTTTATTGGGATGACCAGGCGCGCGAAGCGGTCCGGTCCGGTGGCAAGCTGGGGCTGAAGTCTCGGGGCGTGAACGAACGTGCGTTGGCTGCGGAGATAGGACGTATCGACGACATGTGGCGCACGTTCGAGCCGTGGGCGAGAGAGCGAGACCCGCGGGCGGACATGGAACGGTGGCCAGCAATCGACCTCGTAGCTCCGTTCGCCATGAT